TGCATTCCAGGGATTGTACCCGCTGGAATCTCGGGCAACGCACTATTTGCCCACTTGTCTCTAAACGCATCAAGGCGTTCACGACGTGCAATGTCTTCTGGATTCGCGTTATTTGCGCGTTCCATTACTTCTTGTGCTCGATCGGCTAAGCGATCATCTAAGTCACGTTTAATTCTTGTATTTGCCATGATAATTAACCTTTATTTTGACGATCATATTGCGCATATGCGCGGATCATTTTATTTCGACGTTCAACATCGTCCCATGCACCAGCATCCTTAATTGCCTGAACACGATCAGCGCTTAATCTGATTGTGCCTGGCTTGGTGCCATTACTTTCAACTCGACTAGAGGCTGTTGGGCCACTATTTTTCTTGGTTGAGCCTCCTTTCGATGTATATCGATGAGGCAGACGTGCTGATAACCGATTATCTAACTCTTCCCAGTACTCGGGGTCACTTGGATCCCATCCGTCTTGAGCGAGTTCTTGGTCAATTACCTTTGCAATTCTACTATCTGTGTCTCGAGCCTGTGGATCATACCAGGAGTTCTTTTTTAGCCATTTTGTAGCGTTTTGTTGAACTTCTGTACTGATTTCGTTAGGCACATTCTGTTTAGGTGCCTTAGCTGACTCGAGTTGTTGTTTCTTGTAATGCTGAGCCTGTTGCAGACGCTGTTTAGCCTCTGTTAATTGCTCTAAAAAATCTACCTGACCGGCTGCATCTCCACTTTGGGCTGCCTGCAACATCTTCATCTTCGCATACTCGACTCGAGTGGCTTCATCTTCGATGGCCTTGTCGATTTGTGCAAATTGGTACGATGTTGCGGTACTTTCGACCGCAGCTAAGCGTCTTGCTAACTCTTCGTTATGCCGTTCAAGCGCTTTAATCTTATTTTGTGCTGTTAAATCGCGCTGCTTTTTTAATTCTTTCTTAAGTCTGCGCTCTTCTCTGCGGGCTTCACGGATTTGCTCTCGCTCGTCTTCCGTTTCGCCATCATTTTCATCATCTTGCTCATCGCCGTGATCTTCATCGTCGTTATCGGATGAATCTTCGACTTCTTTTTCCTTCTTTTTCTTATTTTTGCCGTTTTCTTCAGCATCAGCAAGAGGATCTGGTTCTAATTCGTATGCGACCAGTGCACTTCCGTCGTCTTGCTCTTTAACGGGTATATCTTTTTCATTTTCTGCCATAATTTTCTTTCAAAATTAATCCACAAACGCTTTCATTTTCTGTGCATACTCAAAATTGCGGATGCGAGAGATAATTTCACGTGCCTGAAGCGTAATAAACACCACTGGGGCGCCACCATCATCAGGATTAATAACAAAACGGTCACCGCCGTACTTGATGGTTCTAACCAAATCACCTTCTTTACACCAAGGGCCTTCAATCCAAGGCTCTAATGTGTCCGGTGACTTATATGCTAGGGGGCCAATCTGGCGTACTTTAGCTACAGTCTCGTTAAAACGTAACGTTTGTCTGGTTTCGTCTACTAAAATAATACCGCCTTTACTGGTATTTTTTTCTCGACGTAATTGAACTAATACACGATCTCCGGCTACTTCAACACCCGGATCAATAATTGGAAAACATTCCAATTCTGTTCTAGTATCTGGTTCGTCTTTTTGATTTATATCAAATGCTGCCATCCGGCAACCTCCTATGATCTTTACAGATCCTCTTCATCATCCTCCGAAAGTACATTTTCAATAATCGAAAGGGTTTCGGATAGCCCCTCACGTTTACCTACAAATCTTTGATAAGAATCAAAGCTATGTATATTCACTCCCGATGCAATTGCTTCGGCAAGTTCTTTTTCTGCGATCTTAATTCTATTCAGAATTTCGCTTAATAAATCAACCATTGGATTCCATCCAAATTGCTACAGCTTTTATTTGGGCTGTGTTAAAATTACTTTTTATTCTATTTGCTAAATGGGAAATCCAATACACATTTCCCTCTACATAACCCAATTCTGGAATAAACTTATCCATTGTTGGACTATTATCTTTATTTCCTGTTTTACCTTTTGATTCACACCAAGAAAGTGGGATATTTAAAACTGGGCATATATCAGGTGCAATTGACAAAACATACTCATATGTAACATCAAATGGTATATTATTGGCTTTTGCTTTTGATTTTCTATTGGCAAATATCGTTTTTACATGCGAATCTTTGGAAAGCATTCGCTTGGCATTCTTTTTTGTCCAAGGTTTCATTTCTAACTCCAGTAAGTTAAATAGGTAGAAGGTTAGTTCTTGTACTGGCAAGAACGGCATCCGTCGATGCTTTTCCCTTCTTATACATATTAATGCAAAGGGAGCGGAAAATCCGCCCTAAGCATTAATAGAAATTTCCGCCGCCGATTTCGTTCAGATTCTTATCTGGACCAACTTTAGAAGGTTTAGCCATCTTAGCTTGCGCTGCGCCAATCTTCCAGTTGTTGTCGCGGTGTGAGCCAGAATTACCAGCGTCTAAATTTTTGTCTTCTGGGCCGCCGCCGGAGCTTTGTTTGCCCATTTGCTTGTAGGTTTGACGAAAACCTAATTCATCTTTTGCCATTATTGTTCCTCAGTGGGTGGTTGTGGTGCTGCTTGTTGTTCCGGGGCTTGTGACTGTAATGCTTGGTTTTGCGCCTGGAATGCTTGTTGCTGCAATTGTTGCTCATGTTGCTGTTGAGCTAATGCGGCTTGTTGTTGTGCTTTTGCCTGCTGTGCTACTTGATCTGCCTGTGATTGGAAATTCTGCTGCTGTACTGCTAGACCATGTTGACGGATGTCCTGATCGGATGCTTTAATAGCCTCCATGGCAGACATGTTCTGTTCGTGGTCAAGCTGAGCCTGCTGCTGATCCATTTGTGCACCGGCCGTAATGGCTGCGACACGTTCTTTTGCTGCATTATTAATATTTGCCATCGCGATATCGGTAGCATTACGCTGGTTGTCGATATTGGTCTGGGTTGAATACTTAGCTTGCAACTCGGCCACTTTCTGCTGCAGTTCTGCAACCTTGAGTTGGTAGCTTTGTTGTGCTTGTTGTAAGTCAGATTGAATCTTAACTTGGAACTCTTGTGTCTTACGTTCTGTCTCAGCCATCGATGTCTTGATAATTGCAGCAGAAGTAGGATCATTCATAGCAACTTGCTGCATCTGAGCTTGTTGTGCTTGTTGTACTTTCATTGCCAAGGCCTGGATTTGTTGTACATAACCAGACAAGTTCATCTTAGCATCTTCATCAACCATCTGCGATGCCAGGGCCAACGCTTGTTGTGCCTCGATATCCAATGGTTTTTCTGTGTGCAATTCAAGTACATCGTGGCCGCCAGAAGCCTGGGCCACATAAGCACGCATCGATTGTAAATAATGCAGTGTCAAGTGTTGCTTGATGTGTTCAAGTGCATGAGGAGCAAATACAGGACCAATGACGGGGTTGCCACCATAGGCTGGATTTTCTGCGTACTCTAAGTGAACCTTGATGTGGGCAATATGGTCTTGATCTGGGTATGCTGCTGCAGGACGACCCATCGTCATCGAAACGTTTTCTAGTGCTGGGTTAGATTCATGCGCACCCATTGGGTTTGGCAGAATCTCTTCAATTGCTGGAACTTTTAACTGCGCAAGTACGCGGCGATAAACAGAACGCATATCAAACATGCCAGGGGGCGCGGATGACGCCATCTGCAACAGTGCCTGGTTTTGTGCTAAACGTTGTGTCTCAGAGAAAATATTAGGATCAGACACTGGGCGTACATCAGAGTTATACGCAAAGTCACGAACTTTAATCTCTTCGCCAGACTGGTTGTCCATCTCATCTAAGTACCAATGATTGATACGTGAGACGATCATTAAAGATTTAGCCTGGCTACGGTGCAGACGGGCGTGAATGCTAGAGAATACTTTGGCGCCTTGTTCGATCAGCGCTTGCGCCGTGCCGACAGGCATGTTGTTGTTTGCTTCGCCAATCTTTTCTTCGGCTGTAGTAACAACACCTTTAGCGGCATCAGTCAACCAACCAAGCAGATTAAACAGCACAGAAGATGGCTGGTTAAATGGCATTGGCATCGCAATCTTGCGAACGTCATCAACGCCAGGGGCTCCCTCAATCTCAATAACTTGAGTTGGCTCTATTCGGTCAGACTGTCCTCCAATGCGTCCACCCTTGAGTTTAAGCATTGTCTGGCTGTTGTTGATGTGAGCAGCATCAAGTAAAGCGCGCAGAGCCCCGGTAAGAGCAGCAGAAAGGCCACCAATAAGATGAGGCAATCCAATAGCGTAAGCTCCACGCCAGGGAATAAATTTGAACTCGACATACCAGTCCATCTTTTTAAGTTTGTCATCGCCAGCTTCCCAGTTGCGGTAGAGTGCTAATACTTTGCTTGTTGTCTCATCAATTGTGAGAATGTATGGTGCACGTTTACCATCAGTTTCTGGATCATCATCTAGGCGAATAAAACAAGTAATTTCGTAGATACGACGCAAGCCATCAATATTTTTAGAAGGCATATCCTTGCCTTCGATCTTATTGTTTGCTTTTTCAGATTGGGTCTGATCGTTTAATGGTGCATCAGAAGAATATTCACTATCGATATCACGATAGATTCCAGCTTCAACACGTTGTAAGAACACATCTTCTGTGATGTCTTGTACTTCAGTTACGCGTCCTGCTGTGTAGAAATTGGTAGAGGCCCAAGGTAACAAGATATTATCGATTGGCACCCATTCGCATGTTGGGCGACGCTGTTCTGCGTCATAGCGCCATTTAAGGAACTGAGAACCACCGAGCGGTAACTGGGTAAGTAACTGCTCCATCTCGTCACGGAACTCTGGTACTTGTTCTGTGAGCTGCCAGTTCATAAAGTTTACTTTACGTTCAGCAATCTCTTCTTTGACGCGATCTGCAGTGCCCTTGATGTTTGACTTAACAATTCCATCGGGTGGCAATAATTCTTTGGATGAAGACGCAGCGAAATCTACGCAGGCCTCAGCCATAACTGGGTGAACGACTTTGGAAGCTCCGTCGAACGTGGCTCCTCCAGGCGCGTCCTTACCTAAACCGGTACGGCGTAATCCTTCTTCGTACTGCTTGTCTCGTTGTTCTCTAGACTCACGATCAACGTCGATATAGTCCAGGTACTCAACTGCCAACATCTGCAAAACATCTTCAT